ATGGCGTTGAGCGATATCAAATGCCGTAAGGCAAAGTGCCCTGATGGTAAAAAACAGACCAAACTCACCGATGAGCGCGGGCTGTATCTGCTGGTGAATGATAAAGGCGGCAAATACTGGCGGCTGAACTATCGCTACCAGGGCAAACAGAAAACACTATCGATCGGCGTCTACCCCGAAACAGGTCTGGCCACAGCCAGAGAGCTGCGTGATGAAGCACGCAAAACCATCAAAGATGGCAGAGATCCAGCCAAAGAAAAACGCGACCAGAAAGAAAATAGCTTCTCCACCGTTGCAGATGAATGGCTGGAAATCCGCAAAAACGAACTGACTCCCGGTACTACACAAGACAACAAGCGAAGGCTTGAGAATCATATCAAGCCACATATCGGTGACATGCCCATCAACAATATCAGGGCATCTGACATCCTGACCATGCTTCAGGCCATCTGCCAAGGCGGAACCATAGACACTGCGCATCGATGCAGATCACTGGTCGGCCAGATCCTGCGCTTCGCCATTGTGACCGGCAGAGCCGAATCAGATCCGACAACAGCACTGAAAGGTGCAATCCAGAAAGCAGATGGCAAACCGATGGCAACAACGCTGGATCCGGAAGCCATCGGCAGCATGATGCGCAGCATTGAAAACTACACAGGCACAGCAATTGTCCGATCTGCCCTGCAGATGATCATGCTCACATTCGTCAGGCCAAAGGAACTACGCTTCGCTGAATGGTCAGAGATCAACTTTGAAACTACCGAATGGCGCATCCCTGCTGATCGCATGAAAGTAAAAGGACGCGGAGATCATATCGTCGCACTGTCAGACCAGGCCATCGAAGTGCTGCGCGAACTGAAGCCGATCACAGGCTATGGAAAATTGATCTTCCCCGGCATCCGGTCACCGCTGAAACCCATATCAGAAAACACATTGAACCATGCCCTGCGCTATATGGGCATTGAGAAAAAGAAGCAGGTTGCGCATGGGTTCAGAGCCATGGCCAGAACACTACTGGCTGAAGAAGGATGGGATCAGGAGTTCATTGAGAGGCAGCTGGCCCACATGGAAAGAAACAAGACAACAGCAGCATACAACCGTGCCAAGCACCTGCCCGCCAGGAAGAAAATGATGCAGGCCTGGGCTGATTATCTGGAAAATCTGAAAAATGGTGAAAAAACAAAGCCGTAAAATCGCCGCTGTGGCGTTTTTGAATTACAGGTAATATCGAAACATAGGGAAAAGGAAGCCGCCTGCCATCCCATTGAACTTACAGCAGGCGGCTAACCGTAAAGAAGGCTACTCTCGATTAAGCTGGAATGTAGCAGCCGGATAGTCGATGTTCAGAGTACAACCCTTCAAAAATGAATGTCCAAGCACGTTCGCCTTCCATCCGAAAGAGAAGTCGGCACTGATTTCCTCAGAGTGACCAGCAACCTCAATAACAACATCACCAACAAACGTAGATTTCACGCCACCTGCGGTATTGCGCTCAACCTTCTCCATCGTAGAGAAGTTGAAGCCAAGGACATCGATCATGTCAGCAGGGAATACCGTTGTGGATGCGCCAGTGTCTAGCAGCATATAAACATTGGAATATTTACCGTTTTCAGGGTTACTTACTTTAGCCAAAACCCATGGCTCGGGTGGGCGGTTGGTGCCGGTCTGTGATACCAGAACACCATCAAGAAAGATCGACACTTAGTATGAGCAAACCATGTCATGAGAAGGAACAAAGGTAATTACAGGATCCGCACAGCCACCATCCAGAGCTTCTTGGTGAACACGGTGGATCCTGTCACCAGAGGCAACAACTTTAGCGTCACTATCATCACTTGCGAAAGCAACATATTGATCAACGTAAGCACTTAGATCTTGAGTATTCAAGGGTGGTCTCCTGTGTGGGCTCTACAACTACATATCGCGAACAAAGCACACAAGGTTAATCTTAACTTCACCTTGTTACTCCTGCCCGGATATCGCGCATCATATAGTAATGTTTAACTAAACGTCAAACAAACCCTTTACAGCGCGCCACTGCACATAAAAACAACATCTGCACTACGTGACACACACATGCACTATAGCACAAAAGCGGCCAAAATGTGAACGCGACTACCTTTGCGACTCGATCGACTCCACATAGTCAGCCAGGCGCTCAAAGTTGGCAATCACTGCACTGGTTGATCGTTCATCAAGTATGGTGAAAGGGTCACCGGTTGCATCACCGGGCGATCCGGAAGCAGAAGCGGCTTCTCCACCACTGTCAAATCTACCGCCCTGGATACGTTCGAGTCCGAGCCGCAACCGCTCATTGAGCCGAGTGAAATCGCCAGTATTACCAGCAGCGTTAAGGAGCCTTGTGAGTTCGCGAGACGATTCAGCAGCCCGCAGCCGGGCAGCGTGGGCAAGTGATCGCTCTTCTTTGATGCGTGATGACAGGTTTTCATATTCATGTTTGATGACCTCCACAGTCCGGTTGGCTTTGTCTGTTTCGAGATTGGCAGTGATAAGGGATCCGCACAGCTGCTCTGCCTCTGCGATAGCGTTGTTGTATTTCTCCACCATCAACCAGATACCGAAGCCCAGCAGCCCGAGTACCACGGCCAATGCAATATATTTGAATGCCTTGCCGGCAATAAAAGATGGTATCACCTCACACATCCATGTGCTCGCCCCGAAGGGCGGCACCTTGCCCGTGCAATTTTACTATCCTGTAAAATTGTCATCTCACACCTCCCCACTCATGTGTTTCGCCAGGGCTTTGCGCCATGGTTGTTCAGAAGACTTCAGCCACTGCGTAGCTGCGTAATAAAAACCCGAGGCAGCACCTGCCACAGCAAGCCCTAGCAGAGGGCCTTGCGTACCACCGATAAACTCAATGCCGGCTAATGCACCGCACAGGTATGACACCAGGCGAAACATCACCGGCTTATCATAGTTCTGATGCTTGGCTACCATCTTGAATATCTGCGTACCGGCAATTGAAACAGCTGCAACATAGAGCAGGTTCACACCGCCGATATAATCCAGCCAAAACACAATCATTTCCTGCATAGATCACCCTCTTTATAACCGCCGAACTTGCGACCGTAGCCATAACCCCACCGCCAGCTTGTTGGGAGATAAGGAGCCCCACCCAGCCGGACACCGTAGTACATCAATGCAGCAGTGATCGGATAGCCACGCTTCACCACTCCAATACACAAGATCTTGTCTGCTAGCTTTCTCTGAGCCGCAGTGCCACCGATCCAATATGCCCGGTCATGGGTAACACACTCACCCTCCCAAGGTGGTGCTTTACCAAACAGCTTGCGCCAGATCCAGCTCATGCCTCCGGAACACCCGTCTGTAGTGAATGGAATCGGAGGCTGCTTCATAGCTCGATAGCCATCACGCCGGATGCAATCGCTGCAGCCAGCTCATCATGGCGATCAGGGACCAGCCATATTTCAGCGAAACCGTTGTTGTCGATATAACCCGGCTCGGGAATAAATGCAGGGCAGTTGGTTTTGCGCAGGAAATAATCAGCGATCGTGCCGGGCTTGCTTCCGCCCCAATACCACCCCTGCCGGCCACCAAGGTTTCGGTTGCCGATAAACTGTGCCATGCGTGTGGCCATGGCATCAGCCTGAACCTTACGTGCGGTTGATCCGGGGTTATGCATCACCATGCAGCCATGCCCCCTGGAGTTGTCGAAATCATCCGGATCAAGATGGTCATAGTCCGCATTGAAATGGATATCGATGGCCAGATCGAAGTGGCCGCGATTAATCACGGTAACCTTCTCTCTCAATGTGCCTGTGATGATGTGAACCGTGTAACCATTCGCATTCAGTATCTCTGCCAGCGGCATACATAACTGCCACGCCTCATCATATTCATTCAGGCCATGTTTCTTATTCACAGCCCCCTTTGAGCCATCATGGTGACCCGGACAGATTGCAATCTTCTTTTGCATCACTTACCTCCCCAGCGCGAGCTGACAATCGCCCGCACAGACTCGGGCAGAAACCCGAAGATCTTTTGCACTGCTGCAATAAAAAACGCGAATGTTTCAGAGAAGCCGACACCCAACGGGATAGCCAGCAAAGCCGATGGCACGCCGTGCTCGAATGTAGGGAAAGAGACAACTAGCACAGATAAACCCACCAGCCCCCACACAGCCAGGGCACACGCCAGGATGATCCACTCTTTAAACGCCAGTACTTCTCCCTGCCGGAACTTGTAGAGCACGCCGCCCACCACAGTTCCGCCACCTGCAAGTGCATAAATAATCTTTTCAGGCATGAGTCCCCTCTCTTTGATCTGTTTTGTGCCACGGATCGCCAGGTTCAAAACCGGATATGGCATTCCACACGTATGGCAGTGACTGGTTGGCACGCACATGAGACTGACGGTTATCAAGAATCCAGCCCCCCGCCTCAAGCACTAGGTGCGCCTCTCCATTTTCTGTTGTGCAGTGCCAGAGGCGCGAAGGGATCTCGGCAGCCCGGCACAGCTTGCGGCATGCAAGGGCGAAATCTTCACAGTCTCCCTGAATCACCCCGTCCAGGTATTCCGGCTCAAGCCAGTGATCAACACGGTTGAACTGATACGGATTACGATGGTCCGGCACATAAGTGAATCGTGCCTTCACGCTTTTGAATAGGATTTCAAGAGTTACTAACAATCTACACCTCGCTTGCGACCTTTAATGCACCCGGCAGGAGGCCGGATCTCTTCACCCAGCTCGACAGGTGCAGGCTTGATCGGCGCACATGCAGAGAGCTGCAGGCCAACAACGGCCCACACCAGAAACGTCACCAGCACGATGAGCCGGCGGATGTGATGCGGCTGCATCAGAGCGTTGCCAGCGTCTGCTCTGCTGAATAATTCAGCGTTGCAGCGCCCCATTTATCACGCGCGGCCACCAGCATGTAATGCGTCGTACCGGCAGGAAGACCGGCCAGCGTCGTGGCAATGTTTGTGCCGGTGTAGGCGAGATTCGTGGCATCGGGAGTGAAACCGGATGTAACATCGATCCAGACCTGATAATCCTGCATATCCACATCGGTAATGATGTCCCAGCTGATATCGATACTGGATGCAGTAGCGCCACCAACAACAACATTGGCCGGCGCTGCAGGTGTCGGGTTGCTCACATTGATCTGCGCCCAGCCAGATACATTGGTGCCGACCACAGCCCTCACCTTGACGGTGTAATCGCGCCACGGACCACCATCGGTGATGGCGTTGTCGAGCGTGTAGATGAAGGTGGTTGCAGTTGTGGAATAGGAATCGCGCAGTACTCCACCCGACCAGATCTCCACATCATAGGAAGTGGCACCGGTCACCGCCGTCCATTGCACAGTGTAGGAGAGGCCGACAAAGGCCAGCTGCAGACTGAGATTCTGCGGTCCGGAGGGCACACCGCCGGTCAGGGTGCGATTGTATGCCGTCACATCGGCCAGATCCTGCTCTTCCAGTCCGAAGGCATTGAAGCTGGTGAACTTGAAATAGATCACCTGCCCCACCAGAGATGCATTGTAGGCATGACGCAGGATGGCCTGATCAAGCCTGGCAAACTGTGCCCCGATCGGATGCGCGCCAGCGGTGGATCCGTAGAGACCGCGACGCAGATACGAGAGCGCATAACGGCGGGAGGTGACAAGCGTTGCATCCCGGTAGGCCAGCAGCTCACCACCGCAATAACAGAGCGATGCATAAGCATCCACCGCCGCCTGGTTGGAGGCGAGGATCTGCTCATCGGTATTCAGATTGGCCGTCAACGTGTTGGTAACATCCGGATCCGCAGCAGGTGCTGCGATGGCAGCATTCAGTGTGCCGTAACGAGCATGTCCATAAATGCTGCCGACACGTTCATAGGTGGCGTTATCCAGACTCACCCAGACAGAGCAGCCGCCCCAGTCCGAACCGCCAGACACAGCCGCCCAGACCTCATTGCTGCCACCGGTCAATTCAAGCGGTGGCTCAAACAGCAGTGGCGCATTGATATTACCAGGCAAGGCATTGCGACCGACAGAGAAACCATCACTGGCCTGACCATCATAAACGGCAGGATCTGCAATCCCGATCGGGAACTCGCGTGCGGTGACACTAATCTCACCACCTTCATCCTCTTCGGTTGACTGGATGCGCACCGGATAACGATCCAGCCCCAGATATGCATCAGTCAGAGTGACAATATCCATCGGCTCAAGGCGCGCATAGTTCCAGCCCAGCCTGATATCATATTCATTGCGTACATAAAGGATGCGCTGCAGCCGTGCCTGGGCAACTTTCTGTGCCACTGCACGATCACAGATGAAGTGCATCTTCTGCACATCCTCCTGACGCAGACCATACCCCTCGATATTGGCCTGATCCTTGGCTTCAACGATCTCCACATTGTAATCATTGGCACGATTGATGAACTCGATCTGCACGGCATTGAATGCATCGGCAGTAGCCGAGCGCCGACACACAACCGGCTGCTCTTCATCAAGATAATCATCATCATTGAGATCATACTGGGGTGTATTATCCGGCGTATAGGTGCGGCCATTACCGCTCACGGCCACATCGGCACGTGGCACGATCTTCAACAGGCCTTCAGATGGTACGAACTCACAGTTCACCGCCTGCACAATCTCCAGCAGATGCTCATGCGCCGGCCTCTGCTCAATAAAGGCTGGCGAAATCAGGAAGCCCGCAGCCACACAGTAATCGGAGAAGTCCGTCAGCCCTGCCAGCTTGGCAGCCGGGAAGCCCACCCCATGTGTGGCATGCGTGAGGAAATCAAGCAGTACATGTGAAGGGTCACAGTCAAAGATGGAGCCCGAATACTGCAGCGGACCAAGTATCTCAAACGTGTGATTTTCCAGCTGCGGATTACCACCGAGCTGATATGAACCATGGGCAACATAAGCCAGCTCGGAATAACCGATTGCCTGTGCTGGATGATTGGTGGACAGATGACCCCAGACAGCCTGTCCAGGCACACCATAGAACTGCGTCATGCCACCTGCAGCCGCCAGCGATGCATGCCTGGTCTTATCTTTCCAGACAGCACCTATCCCATTGGTCGGCCCTTCACACAGGCCGATGGCCAGTGCTGCCTGATAGGTATAGGTGGTATCCTGCTGTGTAACACCGCCCCCGCCCTTGCCGCCTGTGGTCTGGGTCGTGGTGTGTGCGATCGGCGTGAAATCACCATACCAGATCAGGTTGCCTGGTATGCGCTGCCGGCCATAAACCAGCGGGATAACTAGACCATACACAGAAGTCTGGATGCGCAGGCCACCAGCCATCGGTTCGGTGGTCGAGATCGTGGACTTTTTGCCCCCCAATATACCACCCATTAGGTGGTAGCCTCGTGATTGGTAACTTGTGACTTGTGATTAGGGCGTACTCGCCAGAAGCCGGAGATGCGCCCGCCCAACTCACCGCGATCACCTTCAGATAACACACATCCCTGCCCGCGATAGGCATGGATGATCATCGGCCAATCCACCACAATACCGGCATGGGAAACGGTGCGCCCGAACTTATACAGCACCACATCACCTGGTAGCGGCTCATCTACCTCATCAGCATACTGCTCAATCCAACCGAGATACTTCTCTTCAGAGCGATGCAGATGCCAGTCCGGTGGATAAGGACGCGGATCCACGGGCGGAATCAGACCGCACGCCTCATACACATCGCACAGGATCATGGCGCAATCCACACCGACACCCTTCACGCGCGCCTGGTGATGATAAGGCGTACCAAGCCACGTGCGGGCCTCTGTTACGATATCAGATGGCTGTGTCATCTTTCACCTTCCGCCAGTCACCAGGAGAAGTTCCTCGCGCATAAGCCAGTGCAACACCACCAGTGGCATCAGTGCATAGCGCAACACATCCAATGTGCGAGTTGGCAGGAATAGCCAGTAACTGAGCCCTGGTCATTCCAATCCTGATAATGCCGAAACGCATGTGCTGATAGCCACCGGCATTATCTGATTTCTTATATTCGGTGAACTCAGTCCCTGTTGAGGCATTGACTGTACGCTTGCGCACATCACCAACAGTTCCGAAATCTGTTGTCATCGGGATCATGTTCGGAAGAGCTGGATTGCCACTCAACTGCATCAGATCAACACCATTCACAGTATTACTGAACTTCAATGATCTGGGGTAATTGAACGTGAAATCCATGCCTGAAGATGCTGGATTGCCAACCATGGACACGTCATACGCACCATACTTCACAGCAGTGCCACTTCCTAAATGTGATGCTTCACCGGGATCACGGACAGCGCGCGAAACATAACCAAGCGTCAGGCTATTAAGGCCGAGAAAATCCCACAGGATCTCAGCAGCATAAGCCTGAGCTGCAGGGGTTGGATGTGTGCCGTCACCACCAGGGAAAATGGCATCCATTTCAACATAGTTACCAAGTAAATAATAAGAATCAAAAAACAACCATGAAGCATCACGCCCTGCCACTTGCGCTCGCAAGTATCCTGATGATGAGGCTTTTCCGGCATCGTTAACAGAACGCGGTGTTGACCCGATGACCAGCTTGTCTGCATAAGGTGCCGATGACTCAAGCATTGTAGCCAGTGCAATAAAAGCTGTTTGCGATGCAGGGTCTGTGCCGAACTCATCATCCATTTCAAAGCTGATAAAATCAGGTGCAATCAGAGCTACCGCAGCCTGCCATATTGCCAAACCTTGCGCACTCGATGTGGCATTCGACAGCAGCATGCCACCCACATTCATGCCAGGATAATAGTCAATGCCAGAGACAGTGGTATTTTCCTTGTGAATAAATGGAATGCGAACGGAAGCACCTGTTACAGTCGCAGATACAGATGCCTGCCCAAGCGCCTGAGTGTGCTCGATGTATGCTATACCAAGAGCCGCATCAGCAGAGGCTGTCGCCACAGTCGACCCACCAACAACCAGATTAACCGTGCCTGCCCCGGGCTCTGTAATATAATACAAGCGCACCCGGTCAAAGATTGGGTTAACACCTGCATAGGTATATGCCGAAGATCCACCAGCATCAAGTCGCAGAACATTGCCTGTAGGCCAGTATTGAAACATACCTGTCTCATTTGCACCCCCTGTTGGAGTACCTTGGTTCAAATTATCGCCACAAGACGCTTGCCCCATGCTTGCCAGTGTTCCCAACGTATTAACACCGGCCGAATTTGAACCCCCCATCTTTCTATCTAAAGAGGCAAATACCTGGGCAACTTTACCTAGCGCCAAACTGTCGCCTAGCGAAATATACTTTAAGGCTGTAGCAGCTGAGGCAGCCGCAAACAGTTTAGAGAATAGCTTACGCGGACGGCGTTTTTCAATATCCAGCTGGCCGCCCACAGTCGAACCACGATGACCAATGAGATCACCGCCACTATCAGCCAGCAGTTCGGCGCGGGTTGCACCCTGATGAATAGCCCATTTGCCAGCGGCCAGATCAGTTGCAAACACACCAGCTGTGTGCTGAACAGGACACTCGTAAACAATACCTGCCTCTATCACCAGGTCATAAACGTTGTAGATCGTGGTCGTAGCCCATGGCCCGGTGTTGTTATAGTTGATGACGGTGCCACCAAGACCGAGCAGCACACGCGCTGTTGATGCAAGCCCATCAGAGCCGATTAGTCCTTCGAGATTACTAAACCTTGCAGTGGCATCAGGGATACCCAGTGCCGCCTGTGCCGTACCAGCCGTACCGTCAGAGCCCAGCAAGCCGCGCATGAAGGCCAGGGCCTGCATGAACTTGGTCTTGAATACACCCTCAGAAACTGAGGCTGTAGTGAACTCATTATCATTTGGAAGTGATGCCATGGAAATCTCCTAGAGTGCCGTTTCCGGAATCGGGATATATGGGAATCCCCGAAAACGGGTAAGATTATTAAACTTGCTTGAACAGGTTGCCTGCTGCTTGTCACAGCCTGGATATATATTGAAGGTGTCACCGGCCTGCGGCAGCGCCTTCAGCGGCAGGCTGATCGCCACACTCGTGCTTGATGATTTGACGGTACGGATCACCCCGGCATTAGCACCGGAGGTGAACTCGATCGTACCAAGTCGGAAATAGTTGGCTGCCTGAGCGAGTGTGCTATTGATCCAGCTCAGTGTACTACCGGCTGCCACAGCACCGGCCACTGCGTAAGAGGCCTTGCTCCTGGCACAGCCGCTATCGAACAGCGTGTGCTGACAACCCGGCTGATAGATATTGCGTGGCATCTGCACGTTAAGCAGCTCCAGATCCGACAACACGCTCAGTGATACGCGACCGCGATCGATCTCTTCTACATTGATGCGTCCGGAAAACAGATTCATCACACCGGCACTGGTATCGGTTGGTGCAGCAATCGGCATGAATGCCCGTTGCAAATCCATCCTTGCCCCATCCAGTCCGCCATTGTGTGCCATCTGCATAAAGGGAATGCCAAGCATCAGATGCGTGCTGTCAGAGAACACCTCTACATCCATGCTATCAACCTCGATACCCGCCACACTGCGGATACCGGAACGACTGAGCTGAAGATCGTCAGAGGCAAACAGATTGCCGCCATAAGTAAGATCAGCATCATAATCGACATAGCGATAGACCGTGCCGACAGCCAGCGTGATCGTGTAGAGATCAGCCATGCGGAACTGATTGGAATTCAGCAGGTCGACCAGAGCAGAAGATGCGGCTCTCATGGCTGCACATCCTGTGCGCCACCCAAAGGGCGCGCTGAAGCGCGTGCAATTTCACTGTCGTGTGAAACTGTCATATCTTCGTCCCGAGAGAGCCAATCAGATCGCAGCTTTTCAGCGACCACAACTGATACATGAACTTGCTGAACTCAAGCATATCCTCAGCAAAGCGGCAGCGATAATAGAACTCACCGTTCCATATCAAGGGTTCATTCAGTGCCGGCGGTGTATTGAAGGTGATAAGTCCTGTAGCAGATACGCTGTAATCGGCGGCGCTATAATCAGCCGCTGCAGACCACATCGGATTGCCATCAGCATCCCACATTGAGGCGGATCCGTCCGGTGACCACATCAACGGGCCGATCGACAACGTGGAGGCATTGATATTACTCACCGGCTCAGAGAAGCCACCATATTCACGCAGCAGTTGAAACTGGGTGGTCACGCCATCACCTGTGCCGAACTGCTGATTGAATACCCAGTAATCATCAGGATCCTGAAACAGGAAAGAGTCAAACGACCCCTGCCGTTGCAGATGGAAACCGAACAGCGTTTTCAATTCATTATAGGCGACCTCATCACGCAGGAACTCATAGGTCAGACTGAGGCTGTAGATCGGATGCGCCCAGTTCGCACGGCGCAATTCACGCCCAGATACAGCGCGCTTGATGGCAGTAGAGAACTGGGCGGATTTACCCACATCAAAGGCTAACCCTGGCAGGGATGGATAGAGAGCATTCGACATCAGCTAAAGTTCCTTTTCAGCTTTCTCAGGGCAGGTGGCATGCTGGATGAATTCTTTTTCAGGTACTGCGAGAATGAGCGGGCATCCATCGCCTGGACAACGATCGTGTCACCGCCACCACCAGCCTTGCCGCCACCATCAATCATATCACGCAACGGATTGGCAATGTGTGCTGGAAGCACCATCTCCTGCTGATGCAGCTGCGTCATCGGATTCACGCCGGCAGGGATATCATAACCGCCCGATGCCGATGCGATGTTACTGGCAAATCCTGCTACCACGCCGAAAGCACCGGCCGCCATCACAGGTGCCAGGAACGGCCCGACATAGGGAATGCCGGCAATGGCGTTATATACATTCGCCATCACCTTCCAGGCATTCATCATAATCTCTTTCACGGCTGTACCAGCACTGGTCATCAGTGAGGTAGCAGCACCCGCCGACTCAATGCCGGTGCGCGTGGCCGTGCCTGCTGTTGTAGCGGCGGTCTTCAGTGTTTCATTCTTGATCCACTCCACCACCATCTTCACGCCCATGTTGACGAACTCCATGGTGATGGAGCGCGCCATGTTCTGCATGGCCTTCTTGAATGTATTCGTGCCCATGATCATGCCGGTGATCGATTTCTCGAACGCAGACGTGATCGGGTCAAACATCTTCGAGGCCTGCTTCTTCTGCTCCAATGCCACTTTGGTCTGATGCTTGTTCATCTCCAGATCATGCTTGCGCTGGATGGCCGCGATCTTGTCCATCGCTTTCTGGTATTCAACCGGCTTGTCCTTAATCAACTCAGCATGACTCTTCGCCGCCTTCAGCTCGATCTGTAACTCTTCCTGCCTGAGAGCAGCAAGCGCCTGCAGTTCCCCTTCAGCGGAGATCTGCCCCATCTGCTGCAGCCGGCTCAACTCCTCTTTGCGCATCTCTATGCGCATCAGTGAACCTTCGCGCTCACGCTCGATAGCCATGCCCTGCAGCTGTGTCTGATCCTGTTCGGCCTGCTGAGCAGCCTTTAGCGCTTCCTTGGCTGCTTTTTCTGCCGCCTTGGTATCTGATGCTGAAGCTGTTGCCGGTGATTTTGTTCTGTTGGACAGCGGTAAATCAGGAGACTTGCCATCAGGCGCGGCCTTTGATCCACTGCGCGCTTTCTCGATAGCATTGAAAAACTTCTGAGCCATCGCATCGATCTTTGCGCTCTTGGCATCTATCTCGGCATCTGATCCCAGCACGGCATCAAGAGATTCAGCGCCGGACTGTTTGACCCCTTCAATCAAGAAACCGAGCTCTTTGCGGGTAGCAGCAATGGACTTCATCTGCGCATCCAGCGCCGGGTTGGATCCATGCAGCGAGATGCTCCACTCATTCACTGCCTGAATGGCTGCATGATATCCATCAGCCAGCTGCAATACGGTCAGCGCTGCACTGTCGATTGCCAGGCGAGTGACATCAGCCGCCGGTTTTACATAGGAAGTGGCTTTGGCAAACATGGCAACGCCAACCACACCGGCCTGCATTGCAGTCAGCAGACCATCTGAGATAGCGCTTGCCAGCTCCTTGATGGCTTCGTCATTAGCCTCCACCTCACCAAGCAACTCCGACAGAATATTTTTTGCCGCATCAAATGCACCGGCATCGCCGATCTGCTTCTGGAACATCGTCCAGGAATCACCGGCATTGGATACCATGCCATCCCATGTCTGCGAAAGAGCATCCATGCCGCCCTGGTATTTATCGTTCCAGATACCGAGCAGGGTGGCCTTGATCATATCCTGGCTGTTTTTGTCAGCACTTGCGGCCATCTGCTGGCCATTCTGGCTATATGCGAAAGAGACCTTATCGCCGACCACGGATGCTTTGATGCCGAACTCTTTCAGCCGCTCGAATTCACCTGTAGCGGCATCAGCCAGCGCTTCAACAGCCTGATTCAGCGGTTTACCCATGGCAGCAGCGGTATCGCCCAGTGTTTTCAGGGCATCATTGGCAACAGGGTCGATGCCGTAGGATTTCAGTTTAACAAAGGATTCAGTGACCTGAGCCAGGTCATACGGTGTTTTAGCGGTGAAGTCAGCGATCCATGCCATCGATGTTTCGGCGGCACCGGCACTGCCTTCGATCGTAGTCAGCTGTGTCTCGAAGCGCTCGAACTCTGCCGAGACACTAATGACCTTGCCTTCAATGCCGGAAAAGATTGCTACAGCAGCACCGACAGCGGCTGTGATCGCCGTGGCTGTCTGGGCAGCTGCTGCACCCATCTCCTGCATGCCGCCCTTGAACTGGGCCTGCACGCGCCGCATATCAGCGGCAAACGATGTATCATTCAGGCTGAGTCTAATTGCTGCATCGGCCATGACGGTCTACCCCTGTCTAGTGTGCGACACCACCGGCGCCGGAAAACATCTGCAAAAATTCATCCAGGTCACTGCTCGAATTCACTGTCTCTGAGCGTATCGGTGCAGGACCCTTTGTTTCAATACCCATCCAGCCCTGCACCATCAGGTGTAGCGGCGGATGAGACTCCCAGTAGCGTGACATTGATGCGTAGCGGGGCAGATCCATATGCCATCGAACGTACTCCCACGACCAGCCTGTGCAGGCGATGACATGACTGTAGATGTAACCCCAGTCAATCGGCTGCCCGTCATCGCCTACGCTTCCCCCGGTCCGCTATCCGAAGCATTTGCCTTCATGGCAGATGTGAATGCCTGTTGCATGTTGCCGATATCCACATCCTGCGTGAGCTGTTCACGCGACAGATCCGGATAGTTCCGCAGCAGGCTCATGTAGAGGATATCGAACACGACAGAGGGAGACGGCTCAGCGGCACGTCCCATGAACACATCCTCATATTTCTCTACACAGGCAAATGGAGCGGGCGGAACGATATACACGTTCCGCCCCAACCTTGTTTCAACACCAGGTATCAGCTCTGCAGCCATCAGTCAGCGACCGAGATCTCACCGAGTGAACTGGCTGAATCCAGCATCGCCTCGAAATCGAACTCAGGGATAGCGTAGTCTTCCAGCTTGGTGGCCAGAGCCAGTTTGCTGGAGGTGCATGCGTTGAGTTTGAGTGTGATGGTTTTGCCATCCACAGTTGCAGTGAAGATACCGACGAATTTCGGTGTCTGGCCAATGGTCTTGCCGCCGAGTGAAATGCGGTTGCCACCAGTTGCGCTGGTGTAGAGGTAATCGATCAGCACATTCACACCTGTATCTGCTGCAGCAAAGGTATAAACGCCTGCTGCTTCCATGTATTCGCCTGTCGCAGGAGCACTGGCAACCTTGGTCAGGGCCACGCCTGTTGATGCGATACGCACACCAAGATCCGTGGTGAATGTGGCGACATTGGCAACAGTCACCTCGAATGGTGTGGCAGGAATAGCCGCAGCCTCATCGACTGCCGAGAGCAGCTGGCCTGTGCTTGATGTTTCACCGAAAAACAGCTCATTAAGCATCTTGCCATTGATCTGCGCAGCTTTTGCCTTGCCGGTCAGCTTGCCGGTGCCGCGCTTGATATCAACAGCAAACTGTTTCTGGCCATGCAATGATTTTGTGTTGAATGAAAAGTCGAACCCAACATCCTGCAATGTGCCGAACTTGCGCGGTGTAGAGTTTGCGGCGTCACTCACGCCGTAGAGGTTACCTTGTCCAAATACCAGCATGATTTATGCCTCCGCTTCTTTTTTTGTCAGCGCGGTTTTCAATGATTCCCGCACCTTGACCACTTCATTGTGATTGTCCGTTTCCCGCAACGCGGGAATATTGCTTACCAGATCGGCAAAGCAGCGATCTACCGCAGCACGCAGAGTCGGAATCGACTCAGCAACCAGATCAACCTTCACCTTTACTTCACCCTTCTTAGCAACCATCACTCACCTCACTACGAAACTTGAATCGCCGTATCCGGCGTGCTATCGCGACAGAGATAATCCGCCTCGATGCTGTATGTATCCTGGGCAACCTTGCGGTCACCACCCAGATCGGCCTGACGTGAAACACCGGCAATGCGGATATCTCGCGTTAAACCACCCAGCTCACGATCGGACAGCAGAGCCGGCTCAATCGTTTTGCGATATCCATCCAGAGCGTCATCAACATCACCGGACGTTTTGATCTTCACTTCCATGGTGAATTGGGCTGTACGTTTAGAGATTGGATCAGCAGGAACCACCCCACTCACCGGTTGCCGCTCGCGACTCTCTTCATCGAACCAGATACGCGCTGCAGGCAGACTCGCCTCATCCATCGGATGCGAGCGACCGGCAACATTGCCAGTGAAAGCAGCCACGCCATCCACCCGTGCAATCAGCACATCGCGGATCTGTTTGGTCAGGAGATCAGGCACGTTCCAACTCAATCACGGTGAAACCAGTACCGTCCGGCTGCATGCCAGCTACGGTATAACTCACCGAATCGATCACTACCGGCGTGCCGTGAGACACGCCGGACAGATCGGTCGAGATCGCCAGCGCCACTGGATTGGAAGATTCCACATCCAGTGATGCCAGGAACTCATTGTCGAAGATCACAGTCACGGGACTGCCACCAATAGTGGCGACAACTCCGAAGTCAGCGAAAAACGCCGTGCGATCTTCAACCAGTGCCATCAGGTATCAGCCTTCTGGTATTCATCCCACAGAGCATCGCGCTGCGTCGCATTAATACCGTCCAGGCCATTGGCCTTCAGGGTATTAACATCAGGCGATCCATTGCCTGTCCAGTGGTCAGCATTGCCTTTATCAAGCTTACCAAGTGCATCAGCAAACGCTTCAGGTGACACTTCATCCGCACCGCTTGCATCTTCAGCCTTGCCCATAAGAATCAGGATGTTTGCATCCCGAAGACTCACTTCGCCCGGCACCTTATAGACAGTTCCGGCCCTCACTGCCTCACCAGAGGCGCGACAGTGAGCGAGGCCACGAATTGCGGTGATTACTGCTTTCTTAGCCATAGGTCACCGCCCTTATACAGTCAATGCATCCAGCATTGCGCTGAATGATTCGGCATGACGAACAGCAACATCAACATCCTGATGTGCGATGACGCGAACTGTTCCGGACGTTCCGCCGGTGTATGGATCAACCAGCAGATCCAGACCGCCCCACAGGCCAATAATCAGGTCTGCGTAGTTGCCGTAGATGATAGCCGAACAGACACCAGTGCTTGTGCCCTTGGTCAGATTGGATGGCACTGCATTGGTCACTGCTGCGCCGTAACCATTCAACGGATCCGCACCCTTATCCCAAACGCGCTCGGCATTCGAGCCAGCATCAACGAAGGTTTTCTTCAGCTTGCCGCGTACCTTGGCGTTGGTCAGGTAACCCAGGGTGCCAACATCAGCATCTGCAACAGATACATCAGTCTCAAGATCAACAATGTGATCCCATGTTGGTGCCAGACCGTTAGCGCCGCCTGCAACATCACCGATTCCGGTGGTGTTCAGAATGCCGGTAGGCTCATTGGTGCCGCCGCCCTGAATAGCACCAAGTTGAATGGCCAGACCAAGTACACTGGTCAGGTCATTCTGCACAAACGCTTCAACGCCGACGGATGACTGTTTGAGCAGCTTGCGGCTGATATCAGTGAATGCACCGACAGTTTTAGGTGACATTGCCACCTGTCCAACAGTCTGCTGGCCTTCGGTTGGTGCGCCGGACTCAGCCAGCCAGTAGGCAGTCGCGCCCGCTGTCTGTTTTGGAATGGCGATGTCGCCGACCAGACCATCAAGCATCTGTGCGCCCATGCCCATGATGACCATCTTGTTTCGCAGCTGGTCAATAAAGCTGCCGGAGAGCAGATCAGTTGCCACAAAATCGCCACCTGCAGAGGCAGTGCCGACCACCAGGTCACGCTTCTGAACATCGTAAGGTACAAACAGACCCTGCGCAGAGCGACCAAGTGCCTTGCCAACAGCTTCTGAACACTGAAGTTCAAATGCAGCAGCATCCTGTGCGCGCTTGTCTGATGGGTTTGCCATCGCATGCAGCGCACGCACAATCGAATAGCGCTTAAGTTCTTTGTGGTCCATGCCGATATCGGCAGTAGGAATCGGTGTGGTGGCTGCTTTTTCCAGCAGTACGGATTTTAGATCATCGACAGAACGCTCACTGGAGATGAATTCCATAGCCAGCTTTTCGCCGCCGTAATGTTTGAACTGCGTGCCGAGAGCCAGCAGATCAGATGTGCGTTTACGCTCATTATCAGCGCCGCGCGCTTCAATGGCACCCGCATCAACCTTGGGTGTTTTCTTTTCTTCAGGCATATCTGCCTCCCTTCTTTTAATTTTTGTTTTTTTGGATTCTTCCTGCTTGGCAGGCTTATCTTCAATAAATTCAACAGATGATTCGGCATTGGCAGAACGACCAACCCCGACAGATGCATCGGCTGGTATGGATACCATCGACACTTCAAACGGCTCCCAGTCAGACACACGATAGCTATCACCATCATCACCGGACTCTTCCAGCACAGCCTTGTGGATCATGTAACCGACAGACACTTGCGAACGAATGCCGTCCTTCACATCAGTGAACACTTCCTCGGCACGCTGGCTTCTTCCGAAGCGCACAACCGCACGGCCTACCCGGTCCGCACCAATTTCCACCGATTCGATAACACCAACATGATCACGACTGTCGTGATCCATAAGCAGCGGGCCGCCTTTAGTCAGGCGATCCAGCCGAATTGATTTCTTGCCATGGTCCAGAATCTCGGTGCCCCAGTAGCGCTCGTATGGTTCTTCACTGGAAAAGGCCAGCTCGACCGTGCGCGCATCTTCATCAATGGCCTTCTGCTCAATATGCAGATGGCGGACTTCTCTCGATCCCGGTTTAATTTGTTTACCTGGCATAGTTCACCTCATGCGACCGCTATATTCATAGCGAAAAGGGAAACGCATAAGACAAGCATTTCACTCATCGTCATCTTCTTTGGCCGGTTCTTGTGGCTTAGTTTCTGGTTTACTCAGATCAACACCCTTGCTTGCAGCCATCGCCTCAAAGGCTTTGATCTCATCAAGAACATTTTCAATATCGACACCCTGACTGGCTGCAACTCGCTGCGGACTTGTCAGCTTCTCTTCCATCGCCATTTTGACAGACTGCATATCCTTAAGCGGATCAACCCACTGCCAGCGGCGGCCCTGCCAGTTGTGCGCCATGAACTTGTCCTTTTTAGCAGCAGGCAGTGGTGAGCCGTTCGGCATACTGATAGCGCCTGACAGCAGAGCCATGGAAAGCCACTCCTCATAAATAGGGATCATGAAGGACTCAGTGAACCAGTTCTGCAGCATCATCCACTCTTCCCGCTCGGCCAGAACGCCGGAGCGAATTGATGAAAAGCTCACACCCTCCAGATCATTGGCAAAATCGTGATAAGCCACGCCGATGCCTGATGCGATGCCGCGCAGGCATGACTTGACGAACATGTCGAACTGCTGATGCGGATAGTCGGGATTGAATGGTTTGAAATCCGTGCCTTCAGGCAGACCACGGAACACACCGGCCTCGGCTTCCATCTCAAGGCCTTCGATGTCCTGATCCTTTTCACTGTTTTCAGCCAGAGAGGAAAGGTTTCCGTCTGGCGTGGTGAAAAATCCCATCTGCTGAGCGCCTATGCGTGATGCCACGATAGCCGCCTCACGATAACCACCCAGGTCATGCAGGCGCAGCATGGCAGCATGCATCCATGGCAAACCGCGTGCCTGCTCCAGCTCATCATCAGGCACAAAGGCGTGGATGATATCGGATGCCGGCACACGCTCGCGTTCACGATTGGACCCGCCGACACCGTTAGGATGTGATTTCAATATCCAGTATGCCACCGGGCGACGATAAGCATCCATCTCGACCCCCATCACCACGGCATTGCGGCCAGATACAGAGTCGATATTCATGGTGGTATCAAGTCGATCGATATCGAGGATCTGGAATGCATAATTAAATTCATTCTGCGCAGCTGGGCCACGTACATGTCTGATTAAAAACTCGCCATCTCTGGCAGCAGCAGTAATCAGCCCGCGTTCCGCATCCGCCATAGCATAACGCCCGGAAACCTCACAGACGCCCTTTCTTGAGAAACGCTTGAAAGCGGCCTCGATGGACTTGTTCGCCAGGCGATCAGGATCATCCGGACCATTCAACGCCTGCGCCTGCAGCGTGAACCCGTTCGGGCCGATCACATTGCAGCGAACCATGCGCCCGAATTTCTTGCCATATTCATTGTTGCGGAACAGATGACGACTACGCCGGCGCAGCAGATCCAGTTCGCCACGCAGTTCACGATCAATGCTGGCTGATGTGGACAGGAATGATGATGTCAGTCGATTGATTTTTGCGGCATCAAAACCGCGACGCACTACTGCTGGGCCCTGCTTTGCAAGCCTATCGGATTTCCATTGACGCAATATGACCGATCCATATTCACGGTTCGGATTGACTTCATCAATAGCAGGGTCAAAAGCTGTCTCTTGCCTAATATTCATCAGATACGCACCTTGATCACAGTGCGCGAAGGAAGCCCTGCAGATAAGCGCTCAGCGTTGATCTCGCCGTTGACCTCAATCTTCAGCTTGCTACGGAAGACAAGCAGTCTCTCAGGCTCCCAGTATTTCATGGCACGACCAGCGATACTGTACTCGGCAACATCAAGAGACTTGTCACCTGCCAACCAGGCATCGATCTTATCCAGCGCCTTGCGGGCAGTAGTACGCGCATCGTATCCGGTTGACTGTTCAGCGAACTCGGCAACCACTTCGATCTGGCCGCGACCGACTGTAAATTCCTGCGTGCCATTGCTTACGCGCGCCTGCCAGTAGTAAGACCCAGCGACATATACTGCAGTCGTGGCAGGAGCCACATCGATCAGGTGATCAGCGCCATCGGCAGATGATGAAAAAATGATTCTTGTGCCGGATTTCACCAGCGTATAAGAGAGAACCCAGCTTTGATCTGCCGGGTAGTCAGGGATTGATTTCTTCCATGTTGCTGTGTCGCCTGCTGTGATCTGCTTCGGCTCTACAGTCGGGATCTGGTGCGCCATGGACGCCATCATCCACCATGTATGCGGAAGCGGTTAAGACAAGCATTTCACTTTTTCTGCAGCCTGATTTTCTTTTCCGCAGATGCCTGCTGTTCAATGATCTGGCGAATGCGGCGTGCTGTCAGGCTATAGCGCCTTGCCAGTAACGGTACACGTTCGCTTTTTTTATAGTCGGCATAAATATCCTTGTCGCGACGGTTGCGCATATCACGGTCCAGCTTGGTTTTTCCTATGTATGGGCGATCACCACCCCAGTGCTGGCGGATTTCAGCTTCAAGCCTGGTTAAATCAGCCTCATCGGCATCAGCAATAAGTTCCAAAACCCTGCGCATCACATCAGAAACAAAATCATCACACATGCATAGCCCTCACCAGTTTGTTGCCCAGCCGCCACGACGGCGGCGCGGCTGCTTCTGCTTTCGTTTAATATCCTGACTGCCATCGCTATCGGATCCAGAATCAGGCTTTCCACCATCCACAGCAGGCGCAGCATCTTTGGGCTGCAGCATGCGTTCGAGGTTTTCCCAGGCACGCACGCCCATGGCGTGCACGCGGATCTCCGGATGGCGCGATGCGGCAATCGAATAGACAAACACATCGATCGCTTCATTGCGGCGACCGGACGGCTTGATCCAGCGGTTCTTTTCAGGATCGTACTTCTCTGCCAGCAGCATCTTGTAGTAATCCTCATCAAGCCCTTTGCTGAATCTGATATGCCGCTCTTCAGGCACCTTCTCGGCATCGGCACCCAGTCGGGATGAGATCAGATCCTTGGCTGTATCTGTACCGACCAGCCAAAGGGCCACGCCGCGTTTGATGGTTTTACCACGATGATTCACATCCTGATGGCTCGGACGCGCTGCAAGAATCGCCTTGCCCGGGGTCGATGCACCTTTCACGGCCACAAGACGGGACACCACTCTCGAACGCACTGCTGAATAAACAGCCTCGGTACGCTGGCCACCGGTATCCCAACCGGCCGCCTGGATAAACATGGACTTGCCCCAGGCATTGACGAACGGCTGTGCCAGATACTCATACAGCGCACCCTTTTTCTGCTTGAACTGTTCTACCTGATCATTCGGATCACCGGGCAGCTCGACATAATCGATCACCCACATCACATCATCACGACCGAAGCCGGTCACCTGAATGGCCAGTCGATCATTCTGCGTATCGATGCCGGCACATAGAATCAGGCAGTCAGGCGGCACTGACTTGAGCGCATAATCTTCCGCACGCTCTGCCAGCATGGTCCATTTCAGATTGCGGCTCATATCTTCCCATGTCTCTGCCAGGCGGGTATTCACAAACCTTTTCAGCTTGATCGGATCAGCGTTCGCAGCCAGCCACTGATATGCCAGCTCGATCCAGCTGCGACCCATGCCAACGGGCGAGTAGAGTGCATTGATGTGATAGCTCCGATATGGCGCATTTTTGCGCTGTGGAATCCAGCGACCGCCAGACAGCATGTGACTCTTCTCATGCTCTTCGATCTCTGCACCGCAGGATTCGCAGATATACCAGATCTCTTTCACCATGCCGTCGAACAGCGTCCAGTTCAGCTGCTTCCATTTCAGCACCTGGTATTCAGAACAGTGAGGACACGGCACATGATATTGCCGCTGATCACCACCGAGATATTCGGACTCGATCAGGCTGGCCTCTTTCATGGTTGGTGATGAGATCACCAGAATCTTTGATCTGGAAAAGTTTGACTGCCGACCTTCAATCAGACCGAGCGGATCGCCCTCGCCACCAAGATCGAACGGAAAGCGGTCCACTTCATCGGCAACCACATACTTGATCGGCATTGAACTCAGCGACGATGGCGAATTGGCACCACCCAACACAAGCATGCCGCCGGCGAAATCCTTCAGATCACGACTGTTCGATGCATCACGACTGCTTTTGACCTTGAACTTCTGCGATATGCACTCAGTGACCTCAAGCATCGGATTCACACGCTGCAGCACATAACGATCGCGAAGCTCCAGTGTTGGCTGAATAGAGAGAGTCGGAGCCGGCGCATGATCGATAATGTACCCGAGCCAGTTCAGGCCCAGCTCAGTCTTGAGCATCTGGATCGCTGCCATCACCACAACCTTTCGTACGGGTGAATGAAGTGAGAGAGCATCCATCGGCTCCCTTGCATACGGGGTGCGATCTGTGCGCCAGCGCCCCTGCTCCTGGGCAGACTTTCCGGTCAACACACGATTGCCATCAGCCCACTGGCTAACAGTCATGCGTTTTCGTGGACGGCAGGCCGATGCAAAGGCACCAAGCAAGACAGCACGGCCATCGGCCAGGTGTGATTCAGACATCAATCGCCACCGCCTGATTCAATTTGCGGCTGATCTCTGTCTGGGCATATTCAAAATGCTCCCCAAGCACTGCGTAGATGCGCGCCGGATCTGTTTCATGGGCAAGTTCTGACGATAGCTGGTCCTGAAGATTCTCCAGCGAAGTACGCAACAGCGTGCCAAGATCTGCACCGGCCTTTTTCACATCGGCAACATCAACCAACTGCCCTATCTTTGTCAGGTAGTCAGACTCAGCCTGCTTTGCCAGGTAATACTCTTTTTTCGCCCGTGCCGTCTGATAGTTGTGGTTGATTGCTGTGCCTTCTTCATCACCAGACTCATCACCTTCACCAGCACGTTCAGCAGCATGACGGTTCACCACATCATCACGGTTCGCATCCTTGGTCTCCTCAATCAATGCCAGCGACTCTTCAACCAACACAACATCACGCTTGCCCTTCTTCTCTGTCACCAGACGCCCTGCCTGCTTGAGCTGCGTCACATAGCTGCGCTCCCATCCCTGCATGCGTGCAAACGCCGCCTGAGTGACCATGTTCGATTCAGTACTCATGCTGCATACCTCGGAGCGTCTATTTCAGCCAGGCGTGCTGTGATTGCCGCCTGATCTGCTGCGACCCATGCCGGATGCGCCTTGATTGCTGCCCGTTCAGTCGAATATGTCTCTATATTCAGAACCGGATAGCCAAAACAGCAAGGCCCGCTGACTATGGCGCCACCTGATTTAACCTCTGCCCAGTAGGACGCGCCACAATTCCGGCACTCAACAATGTTCAAACCAACAGAATCAGCCATGAGAAACCTCCTTTTGCATCATTTGCATCACTTCAAAAAGGTGATGCAAACGATTAGGCGTTGTGAATAAAGGCTTTTGCATCATTTTCTTCATTTGCATGTAGTTGTTATATGATGCGAGAGATAAAAAGAGGGGTGGCATAAACACACGCATCGCGTTATGTGCGCGGGTGGCGCAAATGATGCAAACGGTGCAAAAGTGTTGTGCGGCAACACATTGAAGCATAGAGAGTGATGCAAACAGTGGTGTAAATGACGCAAAAACAGGCATCATGACTCCACCGCAGCATCAACAGAAGACTTGAAATCACGCACTTTTGTGCACAGCCAGTCCTGCCATGTCGATTCTCCCGGATCAGAATCATCATCAGGCAACACAACGGTCACTGGCTTAGCTTTGCCATTGGTCTGCAGCACAGGCTTGCGATGCACATCAATATCATCACGCATACCAATGCGGGCAGAGAACTTGTTTTTTGCGTATGAAAAGCGCTCACCTTCTGATCTGCACCATCGCTCATACAGTCGATACAGATCTGCCAGAGCGCATGCCTGGCATGGTTGATCGAACTCCCCACGTAGCCATGCTTCGATGAATCGATCAGGGCTCTCTTTCGATATCTCAATCAGGGCAGAGCGGGCGCGGGTCTCAATTGGTGGCGTGCCTGGATTAAAGTTACCCAGCTCCACATTAAGCAGGTGATCGTGCAGTGCCTCGATACCGCCATTGGCGATCTCATCAAGCACCGCCCGGTAAAACTCCGGCTCGCGTTTCTTCGGAGTCCAGATGGCCATGAAGCGACGATCATCCGGATCCAGCACCACCGGCTGCGCTTCATTGGAGAGGAATACCAGGTTGAGATGATTGCGCTCATCATGAGAGGCCACGTTCTTCGGGTTGATGTGGATCCAATCATCGGTGATCAACGCCTTGATCTTGTTCTTTTGATGAAACAGTTCCTGCCTTGCCATCACTTCATTGGCGATGAGGAACAGCTTGCGACTAGCCCATGAGTTGAACTTCTCTTCCAGCTCCGACTGACCAACCACACGACCATAATCAAACGGTTTTTGTGTACCATATATGCCCATCACAGCTTCAAAAAACATATTCTTACCGACGCCCTGACCACCATGCACCACGACGGCTGTTTTCATCTTCGCGCCAGGGTGCTGAATAGGATATGCCAACCAGCATTCCAGCCATTTCAATACATCACGGCTCTGTTTCTCTTCACTGCACATGTATGCCAGCAGCTCCAGAAGCTTTTCACAGGAGCCTCGATTATCTGGCTTAGTTGGCCAGCCGCCCCACATATTACACTCAATAGACTGGTCTGATTCAGTCGGATCGAAGCCAACCGAATCAATATCTACTATCTTGAAATCAGGATGCCGCTTCATTTCGTCCCAGGCACGGCCTGCAGTGATATCGAGTACACACGACTTAGGCACAAGCTTGAACAGTTTGCGGTCAAACATCGTATCCTTTACGCCGAAAACAAGCGGGAAGCGCTCAACAGCCTCATCAACACTTATAATATCAAGCTTCTCTTTCCCCGCCCCCCCGGGTTGCGCGTCCCGCGCCGGAGGCTCCGCCTTTCCAGCATCAGGGAATTTATCAGTGATGGCAGCACTCAGCTGCGCCTGCACTGCCTGCAGACTCTCTTCAACATGCAGATCATTGAAATCTGTGAGTTTAACCAGCTTTCCTTTCACATCGGTACGACTGGTAAATTGAGGAACAATCCAATGCACACCATCGATGGCGAAAGCTGCCTGCATCGCTACGGTGACACCTGTATTCTGCTTTTCATGCGGCTTGCCGCAGTTGCTGCATGCAACCAGGGCGCGAGTGGCTGGATGTTGATCATGTTTTTCGGAGACCGGCACCTGATGCTTGCAGTGCTTGCACCGGCACAGGTAGTCATCGTCGGCACAGATAAGGAAGCGGTTACGCTTGAAGTGGCCAGTCAGGTTTTTAAGAACCGGTAGGATGTTGTTGGCATTGAACACCACGACTACCGGCAGTCCTGTCGCCTCATACAGGCTGGCTCCATTCGCATAACCCTCAGTCACCATGATCACATCACCAGGATGTGGTGCACCGATCAGATGAAAGTGACCCTGCATGGCCATACCTGTTGGCCAGAACTTCTTATCGACACCGTCGTTTTTCTTGATCACCTCGGCGTGTGCAGGGTTGGATTTGTCAAAGATTCGCTGCAGGCCATGTATCTTACCACTGGTATCCTTCATCGAAACAACCAGCTCTCCTGTCAGGAATCGCATTTCGTATGTACTTCCAGATGCATTTTTCATCTGGATTGTCTCATTGCCAGTGGCGAATCGCACCCCGTGCGCTCCTACCTGCTTACGAGCCAGATAGCCTGATGTGCCTTCTGGTAAACAGGCACGCCATTGCTGCAGACCTGCTGCCGCAGCCTCTGCCTGATTGCGCTTGAGCTCAGCCACTGCCGCCTTCTTGCGGTCTGCCAGCTTCATGCGCAGGGCAGACTGCTGATCCTTTGAAAGCTTGCGATCGTTAAGCTCTCCGGACTTGCACTTCGGGCAGGTCTTGCGGGTGCGCTTCATCACCTCGCCGCATTTCAGGCAAACCTTCTCCGGCAGCAACAGGTTGGTGTGGCCATTGTCGCTACCGCTCCAGATGCCGAATGCACCGACAATCAGGATCGCGCCATCATCGAGAGGGAATTCAGATAGCCAGTACCATCCCTTGGTCCCCTTCTCACCATCCACTTTGCAGCGCACAGGCTTGATGGTGGCGACACGCAGGCCGCCCTCCAGGAGGATGCCAGCTGCTGCGATCTGGTTGGCCGCATCGATCTCGTTCTCATAACTCATCGGTTGAACCTCGCCAGCACATGACGTGCTGCTCTCTCGAATTCAATCGGAAACTCTTTCTGGATACGCTCGACTGTTCTCTTATTGATACGTTTTGTGTTGAACATCTGCGGCACATCGATCGTGCTGACTGCCTTGATCGGAGTGCGCGCAGATGTTGTGCGCTGGAAGATGGTGCGGCCCTTATTTCCGATAAACGCGCCCTTGATCGTTTTCGCGCCACCGCCCTTGCTGATCCGGACACGTAACTCTTTGTGAGTGCCACCTTTCCGGCGCCGGCGCATTTCTGCGATGGTCACTCTATTCTCTAAGAAGTGGGCCACATTCAGAGATCGCCCTTTGCGGCTGCCAGATGCAAACGCATCCAGAATAGCTACCAGGTCGGAACCCTTACGAGAGGCCTTGGTGATGCGAAGCCGTGGGCGAATATCGGATGCTTTCATATAGAACTCAGAGCGGATCGCCCGGCCCATTTCGGTCTTGCCTTTGGCGATGGTTTTATTCAGCGCCATGTTCGCAGCTTTATTCCTGATGCTGTCACTCAACCCACCGAGTTCTCGACTGACTTGCCGCACTGCATCCTTCACATTCAATTCGATCACAGGCGAACCCCTCCATTTGTTAAGTATGTTGCAGCCTCATTCTCTACCGGTGTTTCGCGCTCGTTTCGACCCGTAGTAGTCAGATACCCAGAAGGACCCGTTACATGGCTACGCCCACTCATTGACCACACCCATCTGTCTGATTGTTCAGCGCCTGCTTAACAAACGCAGGGCCGCTACCTTCCATAAGGGGGACGGGGTTCATCACTGCTGAACACCCACATCAACAGACGTGGCCAATGCAATCGGCTGCACCCAGATTGGCTGCATATCCAACACGAATGATTGTCCGGACCAGGCAAGCAACAGCGTCTGCCCCATCACATCAGCAATCGCCTTGGCTGACTGCTTAGGCACTGCATTGCCAATACGCTCACGCCAACTGCTATCTGATGCCCCGTGCATCTCATTCACCACATCAGCACCGAACTGCAGCGCTGCCAGCTCCAGCGTGGTGAATGGCCGATGCCATGTGTTGTCCACGCTTTGGATGATGAACGCGCCCTGATCACGCGGACCAGGCAGTGTGGATGCATCAGGCATATCTGATACAACCTGAATCCGTGGGTCTGCCACGCTCCAACGCCCTGTATCTTGTTTGGCCTTACCCGTTACCGCATACGATGGCTCACCCCATGGGACAACCCCGTAGTGGCCACCGCTCTGAAAGTTCTTCCTCATCACGCCAAAGCCGGGACGCGGATCCGCAACAGCAAATGCGCCCTGCCCTGTGGTGCTACCTGATATCACTGTGCCTGATGGCTGGTCGAACGAAGTCACGCGGTACTTACCTTTGCCACGGAATCCACCAGAAGGGGCGCGGGGATCCGCGACAGAGAAGCGACCCTGACCAGGTGAACGCTGACCAGTCATCACTCCTGTTGATTGACCCCAATCGATCACACCGTACTGGCTATATTCACCACGCGCCGCGAAGCGTGGATCAGCCACGCTGAAGGCTCCATTCGTCGCAGTGCTGCGACCAGCGACAGTGCCAGTCGGTTCATCCCACTTGCGCACACCGAGGCATCCACCGTGATAATCCGCATCAGGCGCAATGCCGTAATCAGCCAGCATGCCATCCACCACATTCAACCGCTCAAGTGATCGCCAATCCTTGCCGGCCTCAACCAGTGCCAGACGCACCCATGTTTTCCACTGCAGGCGCGGGATTCGATGCATCGGACCAGCAGCCTCGACTCCAGGCATCGGCAGCGATCCAATGACCTCACCAACACCGCGCAACGGTTTAGAGCGTGGCTCATAAAGGAATGGAGGCACCTTCTCGATGTGTCTGGCCACAAGCAGGAAGCGCTTGCGACTCTGTGCCAATCCACCAAGCTTTCCGCAGTCATGCACAGTCTCTGCAGTGGCATAACCATATTCCTGCAATAGTCCGCAAATCTGATCCAGCAGATGCCGCCCACGGGTAGCGATACGCGGTACATTCTCAAACAGAACAAACTCAAGAGGGTCATCTTTCCACGCTTCCAGCAGCAACCATATCCCGCGTAACGTCAGCTCATTGAGCGCCTGATATTTGTTCGTCCTGCTGCGCTCATGAGACAACAGCCCCGAAAGTCCTTTGCATGGTGATGATGTGAAACCTATGTTCGGGCGCTCATTGCCGGCAGCCTTGCGGATATCATCCGGAGTGGCCTCCCTCCAGTCTTCAGGAGGCTCATGCTCATGCCATGCGATATACTGTTCACGTGAGAACAAATCCAGAACAGTGCCCTTTGACCCGGTCAATCTGTTGAAATCTTCGATAGCAGCAGTGTCGCTATCCACACCACCAAGACAGCGAAACTCAGCCTTCATATTGCCGACGCGTGCTTCACCATCATTGAAGCCCATCGCCCCGCCACCAAGACCGCAGAACAGGTGAAAGTGTTTTATCTCAACCTGACTCATTTCTTACCTCCACGCCGGCGCTGGTTCTTGCGGCGTTTACGCTGTCTGGTTCCTGCTGATTTATTGTTGAAATGGTTGGTTGATGGCATGGCGAACTTCGGGATCGAATAGGTGCTGAATGCATTGGCTGGTATGCCACCTGATGGAATCATTCCATACCCCATTGCCACAACTGCTGCACCCAATAGGGCTGCTTTGCCGCCGCCCATCATGAGCAGACCTCATTGATCTTTACGCCATTCATAAATTCGTTAAGAAGCGACCAGCCGTTCGGCTCATCATTTGGTCCAGCCGTATTGATCATCATGTCGCTGGCCAGCGCGGCCAACGAATCGAAATCGGCAGGGATCTGATCAGCAGTTAGCAGATGGAGTTCACCGGCGATGGACACTGCCACCAGATATGCGAACAACCTGGTCATGCCGCTTCCTTCAATGCCGGAACGAAGTACTCCACCAGAGCAGCATCTCTCTCAATCCCCTCGCAACCACGGATAGGCATAACCAGACATGCACATTTACTGTTATCAGGAGCTGCTGGATATACCATGATTGCATTTGAACCACGATGAACCATAGAGACACCATATCCGCCGAATGCTGTGTCAATGACACGCAGATATTCAGGGTTCACTGAGATATCCAATGGCGGCTGCACTTTGGACTTCAGTGTACCAGCAACCACATCCCGGCAATCAGGGTACTTAGCATCGATAACATTATACGGGCAGACCTTGATAGACCCAGAATGAAGATGTATTTCCAGCCGCTGCAGATCCATATCAATATAGGCTGACTCGTAAAGCCTGCACTTCGGAACAGCCGACAAAAACGAGAGAATGAATGCATCGCCATCGAACGATTCGACACACTCATCCACCAAGATCATTGCATGACCATTTGTGCCCGTCACCGTACCGGATGGTTCAATATAAATTCCACATAGATAAGCACGGCACTTGTCCTTAGAACGGATAGCACATGCAGCCAGGAATCCCTGCAAATCTTTAATTTCAATTTTCATACAACCACCTCCACAAAACAATCTTCCAACTGATAGGCATCACCAACATATTCGGGGTACTGCTCACGCAATGCGGCGTTTTTCTCTTCACATACCTGAACCGCCAGAACGGGATCCATCACCACAGGGCCGACGAAACGGATGCGGGAATCAACAATTACCTTGGCTGGTTTCATCACACGATTCACAGACATATCAGACACCAAGCCCAACACCTTCAACGGCCAGCTTGTCAGCCAGGTCGTGCGGCATTTCATAGTCATTGGTTTCATGGTACGAAAAAACAGGCAGGCGCTTGCGGCATTCAGGGCACTGACCATCATCATCAATACCACCGGCATTTTCCGACCAGAATCTTCCGCAGTCATCACAATCGCCGGCCTTCATGATGCTCTCCGGTACTTGAACACCAGGAACAGATAGATGCTGTTTGTGATGGCCAACGCAGCTGCTGCAATGGCTGACCAGAACTGGTCCAAATGTGGGTAATAGAGAATATTCCACCAACCCCAGCTGGTGAAGAAGATCGGCGAATAGATAGAGAAGCCGTGGATGCGCTTGTCTCGCAAAATCACCATGATGGACGGAATCATTGCCAGACAACCACCCAGCTCGAATGCGGCGTTGATCATATCCATCATACCGAAAAGCTTCCTGATGCAACCTGAATCGTCGTGCGCAAACCAAGCCGCTTGGCACACACCAATCGATCTATCGCTTCACGCATTTCTCTCAATTCATCAATATCGCAACCGAGCGCATCTGCAACCAACTCACGCGCTGCACTACTCACAGCATCATCTGAACAATCATCACTGCACTCAGCCTTCTCGCGTGATCTTTCTGCCTGGTCGGGTCCCGCAGCTCCCTTCTCCGGTTCAGGAATGATGATCAAGCCTTCAGGCTGTTTTTCACTGGAATCAGGCTCTGCTGTATCATCATCCGCTTTACCTTCAAACCTTGCTTTAGACACATGATCCAGCGCGAATGTGAGATCGTTTGCATACTTTTCAGACCACCTAATCACGCTGCTTGGAGAACAAGCGACAGAGATTCCTTTGAAGATGCGCTTCCCTTCAGGAACTGCATTGAGCATCTCGGTAAACTCATCCATTGAGCAGCCTATTTTGCTGCGCATCTCTTTAGTCCTTTTAGCTATGGCCAGATGTCTTGGACTTACACTCATACTACTCACCTCTTCCTTTCGCCCTTCCACACCGACACGCACTACGCAGATCTTCTCGATTACTTCCGGATAACCGTGTTTACACTTGGAACAGAGAATCACCCGTGTAGTCCCTCTCCAGCCTTCCAGCGCGCCCGACTTGCTGCAGCTCGGACAGCGAACCAGATCACCGGTCAGGCAAACCCCTGCTGGCGTTGGAGGCCGGTGATCATTGCTCATGGCTGGCTGCAGCATCAGCTGATGACCTCATCCACGTTCTTATGGATCACTTCAAATTCGATGACCCAAACCCATGGGTTGTCTTTCCAGTTTCCGCCGGTTGACTGCCAAAGCCTTCTGAATGTGTCCTTTGCTTGCGTGAAGTTGAAAACCTCTTCTGACTCATCACAGGCGCACCCAAACTCACTACGCATTGCCATTGAAACGCCCTCAGACAAAGACTCTTCTTGCGAAATGCTCTTCACCCGCTCTACTCGAACATCGGTTATTTTCAGGGTGATACGGGAATAGCGGCGCTTCATGTGTATTGATGGAGTCCACTTGTCTTCACTGATATTTCCGGGGAGTTCATTGGCACGATAAACAGGGGTTCCACTTGGTGGACACATGCAGTGATCACTACAGCCACAACCGTCAAACAGCCTGAATGTCTCACGCACATAAAGCAGGTCGCCTTCATATCCATACGGGCTGGCAAAATATGGCTGATCAGCATCAACCTCGGCTTCATCTTCCAGCGCCCAGTGATGCTTGCCGATACGACTGCGATCACCTGTAGTGTCTATCAGCGTTGATAGCCCGTAGTCACCTACTGGTGGCTGCACTTTCATAACACGGCGCGTCTGCGTTTTCCGGCCTTCAAGCAGAGCGCGAACCATGTCGGCTTGGAATAAAATCGGATGTGATTTCATACAGACCTCCGATGGGCCTGATGCCCGAGTGCCACACTGCTACGAGCGGTCTTTTTCTTGCTGATTGAAATGCCGAATCGGCGCGGATCCATCAGGACTGCTGCGCGGTCAACAAACACACGCTTGCGATGTGATTCAGGCAATTCGTTTTTGAACTGGAAAACTGTGCGGAGAAGACCGCTTGGCATGATCGCTACTACGACACGAACCATGCGATGCTCTTTGGCATCACGGTCACCGATCACCAGGTCACCGACCTTCCATGTTTTGCGATTGGCAATATGCACAGGCATCAGTAATCCAACCCTTCATCGTGAACGATCGCGTGAATCACATCGCAATCGTCGCGCATACACACTTTACTTGATGGGTAGAACATCCATTCATGCAGCCCGAAGAAACACAGGAACCGTCCAAACATATTACGCAGCTTCATTCCGTACTCCGATGGGCAGGATGCCCGAGTGTCGCGATGTCAGGAGACTGGAGCGACCTGCCGCCCTCACTCCCCTTGATGAACTCCCGAATCTCGCGTGCACTCCAGAAAGTATTGAAGCCAATTTTGATGGATTTCGGTGCAATACCTTCTTTTACCCAAGCCAGCCACGTTGCCCGGCTGACACTGATGTACTTCAGCACATCCTTGACCCGCAACAGACCCTCTTCCGGCAATGGCAGCAGCATCTCCCCGCTCATCGCTTTATCATCCCTTCAACAGCCTGCAACAGAGCTTCAATCGCAGATTCAGCCTCGCGTGCTTCCTGCTTCAGACGGTTGAACTCACGCCGTGTAGGTAACACACCGCCATCAGACTCCGGATCAAATATCTGCTGGAGCACCTCAAACACATCACCGATCTGCTTTGATGCATTGATCGACTCACTTAGCATGTCCGAGCAACCGGAACACTCTGGCAATGTGATGGCCACACGACCCAGCTCACTCTCAATCTGGTCCAGGGCGGCATAGTCCATGCCGTTCAGCAGATGCAGCACAAAGGCCTCCATCGTTGGACGATGCTCAGGCATGTTCGGATTAACGCGATTACTCATGTCAGATGTAGAAAGGCCGGCGATACGTGCAGCCTCTTTCAATCCGAGCGGCCTGATCGACTTTCCCTTGCTGTCCTGTCGATCAAGACCAGGCACATGCACCACAGAGTTGTGATATGAATGCAGCACCCGCTGCCATACGCGATCATGCTCAACTGGGTTCATGTGAATACTCCTGCTTGTAACTGATGGATGGAATTACATGGGCGGTATTATGATACCGGCCATGGACACTGATCTTCATACCCCAACGCTCCCGGCACGGCTCACAGCCAGCCATGCGGCTTCGTTTGCTTTAAGCGTGCGTAACCTGCGAGTGATGAAAGCGAAGCCCGTCATTGACGGTGTCTGTGAAGCCAACAGGTGTGCCAACGCATCAGACAGCTCGAAAATCTGCCTGCGCACAGATGCCAGCACCTGTTCTACCTCAACCGCTGTCACTGAATCCGGAACTGAATGTGCAATATTCAT